CATACACAAAGGGGCGTTTCAGCGTGGAGAACGTGACCTGACCTGCGGCGTTGGTCATCGTAATACCGTCTCCGCCGGCTGGTGCTGTCTGGTTGAATATCACCAGGTCTATCGTCGCCGTTCCGGCCACGTCGTCCCGCCCTGTGTAGGAAATATCGCGAACGATGATACTGGTGCCATCGAACCCCACCGACACATTCGGGTTATCCCATTTGCCGAAAGGAATACCGCTCACCGGAAGCGCAGCGCTGCCGCTAACCGTAATGCGCCCGGAATAAGCGCAGGTCATCAGCGCAGCCTGATTGGATATAGCGGTGAAGTCAGTCGAGTTTGAAACCAGTAAACCTTCGTTATACGTCGCCGCAGGCAGCAGCTCCATAACGTAGCCTGACCAGTCAGGGACAATGCTTTTCCCACCGATTGTCTCAGCCCCGATAATCACCCCTGAATCACCGTTTCGGGTAACGCTGCTCATTATGGCCACATCAAATTCAGCAAAGGAATAGATGTAAATGGGATTGGTTGGCACCACGATAGCCTGTGAACCAGGAACAAGCGGTGTATTGACCGGGTACTGCATGAACTGGGAAGACCAGCCTGAGAACGATGTACAAAAACTGGGGGCGCGAAGCCCCGCAGTAATTGCCATCACCGGACGGCCATCGTTGTAATCAATCAGAATACCTTCCGGCATTATGACCACCTCCCGACGACAACCCGTCCACCACCAGACAAATTGACGGTCACACCATTACCATCAATTTTGACAACGTTATTAACGCCGTTAAATGCGAATTCACCGCTGTCGGCATATAACTTTCCATGGAATTCCGGGCTGGCATTCTTGGGTAAATTCCACCCCCTTACGCCGGGTATGAAATTTGAGGATTGAAGCGAGTCCGTAATTTTACCGAAATCAATGGACGCTTCCTGGATGAGCACACTACGAATAAATACCTGCCCGTTATAGACAAAAAATGCAGCAGTGTAATTTCCCGGATCACTTCCGGAATAAATACCAAACTGGTCAGCAGCAAAAACCACTGTGGATTTATAGCTGTTCCCCGATGGCTCAATCGACATACCGAACCCGGTGCTGTATTTCACTCCATTCCTGACAATGCCGAGATTAGTGACATAAGAAGCTTTTGCCGTTCCATCAATATTTACTTCGGCGGTAAGTTTCTGGTTAACCGCAGCCGTCAGACTGCCTTCTGGTCCGATTGATGCCTGAACATAGGTGGACAGGTCAGCGAGTCCCTGCTCGGCTGTAGCAACGGTTGTTTTAACCACCAGGATGTCAGCACGAACTTCGCCATACTGAACCCACTGGTGTTCAACAGTGCCATGATTTGCCAGCGCATTTTCCATAATGCCTTCCAGGTTTGTATCGACACCGGCCTTAACGTTCTGGAACGCATCTGATTTCTGAATGCCATCATCAATGAGGTCCATGAGACTGCCAGTGTCCATAGAGCACAGCGCCGGTACTTCGACAAAACCGGATGCACCAAAGGCGTTAATTGTCCGGATATACCAGTAATAGGTATGTCCAACCTGTAGCTGATTGCTGGTCCAGGTGGTTCCCATCCCTTCACGGCTGGCATTCGCTTCCACGGTGGCTGTTGAGGCATCAGGCAGCTTCGTTTCTCCTGACGTCCAGAAATCAAACTGTGTGGAAACACTGGTAATTGCCGCCAGACGCGGGATCAGCGTGACGGAAAAGAAGCCCTGCTCTATATCAACATGGGAAGGTGCTGGCGGGGCTTCAATACTGAATTCAAGATACCCTTCCGGCGACTCTGCCCCCATCTGGTTTACGGCAATAACGTGGGCTGTGTAGGTATTTTTTGGTAACCCGGTAAGACGCGTGAACGAGCCAGGAACCTGGACGGACATGACCATCTGACCATTGCGACGAATGATCACTTTGTTGTAGACCACCTGCCCGATATTCTGCCAGGACAAAATGCCCTGTACGACCTGACCAATTTCCTCCACGGTGTATTTCAGGTTCTGCGGCTGCGCCACGCCGCCAGATGGTAACTGAGTAAACGGCGGTCGCTCGATCGGTTTACCGATGGCATCGCCCCAGACATCTGCTGTTTCCTGCTTCAGAGTCAGCTGAACGCCATTCTGAACGCCGAACTTCCAGTCAGTTACCCGCATCTCAACATTAACGATACCGATAGACGGGAAATTCACCTTCACATACATTCCCGGACGGTAACGGTATCCGCTCAGATTTAACGTTACGTTCATCGTCCTGGCGATGCGGGTGCGCTTTAACTTCACGTCTGCAAGACGCTGGGCCTGAAATTCAGAGGTCACAAATCGCAGCTTCATATCCTGCGATATTTCTACCCCGTCTTCCGTCACCCATTCACTGACTGACACAGAGGGGAAATCTGCTTCGGTGTACCCCTGCTGCGGATCGACAAATGTCCCCTTGATGGTGTTAACACGTTCCGCCTGAGAGACTTCCGGCATAATTTCGATATCACCGGCCAGCTGGCTTTCAGTGATCACTTCGGTAGCGGGTCCGTAATACGCCCCGACCAGAAGGCCATGTTTGCCCGCGGTATACGTTACATCCCCAGCGCAGGCTGCCAGCATCCCTTCCAGAATACTGACTTTGTTTTCACTGAGATCGAACTCACCGTTAATCGTGTAGCGCTTCTCAACGGTATTGCTGCCAGTAATCACATCCTCATCACAGATGTTCGCCGCTTCCTTAAACTGGTCCCAGAGAATATCGGTATCGGGTACTTTCAGGTAATTGCGGTAATAGTCCAGGATAACCAGCGCCGCATTGTTGCTGTAACCCGTCAACCCGGTGCGGGGGTCATAAATAGCCCGCCCCTGTTTTTCGACCTTGATGTTAGGGATGCCTGCCGGGAATTTTTCAGCATTGAATTTAAGAGATACACGCAGCCAGGTGAGTCCTTTGCCGATCATGTCTTCTTTCCATGACGGGCAGTTTTCCAGCATGTAGGGGTCCGCCGTCTGGCGGTTGGTGTGCAGCTCGAAAAAGGCATGCTCAGGATAGCTACTGATAGGCTCATCACCCAGCCAGACAGTCTGTACACCGGATAACGGATGTCCTGCCAGGGCAATGGCCAGATGCAGCATTTCGCCATCATCCTGTTCGCCAGCCTGTTCTTCGGAAAAGAACAGAGTGCCTGCTGATGTGGAGCGACCATACACAACTGTTTTGGCGCTGGCCGCTGCACGCAGAACCTGTTTGCGTTCAGACGTATCACGGTAGGAATTCAGCGACGGGGTCTTGGTCAGTGCCTGAGTGGCAATCTGTGCGGCGACGGTGATAACCATCGCAATGGCATACATTTCATTTGCCGCCGCCACACCTGCGGCAATGGTGGCAACAATAGGAACAGCAGCAGGCATTAACGCACCCTCCAGACACTCAGCGGTTTAACCCGCAGACTGACAAGACCAGTTTCGCCAGGAACCCATACCACGCCGGAATACACCACGCCGGCACACCGCGCCCCGGCATTTTCAACCACGGCAATATCCCCTCTCTGCGCCAGTTTCACCGGCACTTCATCGAGATAACGGGCCAGCAACTTTTCAAGCGAACCGCCACCGCGCAATATCGCCTTTTTAGCGCCATGCTCGCTGTCGTAGGTTCCGCGCCAGCCTGTCGCAAAATCCTCGCCGCACATGGCCTGAGCGCAGTCCGCCGCGAACAGGCAGCAGTCATGACTGCCCCATAAAAAAGGCCGCTTTTCAGCGGCCCTTATTACGGTGATTAATCTGTTATGCCAGTCCGGATGCTTCATGCTTCCTCACTTATAGGTAAACCCTGGCGCATCTTTTTTACTGCCCCAGTAAATCGAACGTTCAGACATCTGCGCCACATACCGGAATATGCGGTCGCCGGGATAAGCAGCCTGCTGCGATTCATCGGTATAACGATCGGGGAAAGGACGCTGCCAGTCTTCAAAAATATTACTGATGGTGTACTGCAGGGCGTTCGTCCCGCCAGCGGTCGCCCCCGTACTGGATACCCGCCCCTTAAACAGGAGATCGGCAACCTGGACAACACCGTTATCATCCATGGCCACCAGATAGATTTCGGCATTTCTGCCCACACAGCGTTCATTAAGCGTGGTGGCAAAGAGGGCCATATCCAGGCCAGAAAGAGTCATTTTGACCTGCGTGGGGCTGGTCGTGCTGGTTTCGCTGGCATCATCAACAGAACCCATGCGCCCCATACCGTAATAGACATAACCGCCGAGAACCAGTGTCCCGGTACCGGAATGCACATAGACGGTACCGGATTCAAACTGAATATTAGCGGCAATCGCGACCGTCACCCTGTCGCGGGATAACCAGTCCACCATCGAATCCGAAAAGGGGGAATACAGCATTAAAATGCCTCCTCAAGCTCCAGCGTGTAACTGGTAAAAACACCCGGAACGCGGTTACCGGCACCCTGCTGGTTATCTTTCAGTTTGAAAATACCGTAGGGTTTCGCAACTTCAATGGCAGCATTAGCAGGTGGCGAGCTACGTAACATAGGCGCAAAGGCAATCATTGCGGTACCGTTCGCCGCGCTCGTCACGTCGGCTGTAACCATCTTCAGCTCGTCGTTAACAGTGAAGTAATCTCCCTGTCTGAGAACCACTGCTCCCGGTGTCCAGCCCTTACTCTGTAGTTGAACTCCCGTCTGATCTGCCCCATCAACAACGGGCGCACCAGCAGGCGCTCTGCCACTTCTGCCCCAGTCACGGACTTTTACCCTGCCATACTCGCCATCGAGCGAAGCCACCAGAGCATCAATGCGCCTGGATTTTTCGTCAGTCAGGTTATTAAAAGTCAGGGAACATACCCAGCGGGTACCGGGGAAGCGTGCTGTCTGCGATGCCCCATTGAATGGAGATCGAAAGGTTTTGGTATTACTTTCTGGTCGCCAGGTCAGCGACGCGGGGCAGACATCTTCCGGCCATTCGAGTACAGCCATAGATTCTCCTGCATTATTCTGCGCACGACGGCGCTACTGATCATTTGTCAGGATGTTACTGATTTACATACCTGGTTATGGTTGTTACTCAGCCCGTCCATGTTAGTGCATGGACGCACACAACAATGAGGGATGGCTGATTACCTCTGGAAAGGAATATATATGAGTATTAATTTAACCGCTGTCAGCGATACAACTACACTTATGGCACACACAGTAATCCTTGGTGGTATCATTGCTAATATGCCTGAGGAAAAGCGCGACGCCGTTCGTAAGTTTGCTTTGTCACGTATTGATGAAAGAATTGAAGCTGAAAAATCAAAGGAAAAACCAAATCAGGACATTATCTCCATGCTCGTTGATGCCCGAGAAAAGGCCATTAATTCTCTTGGGTGACTTTATTCCTTTGTAACGCGTTTTGAATCAGTGATTCCAAATTATTCTTGACGCCGTCACTGGAAGAAAAAGCGGTTGGATTCTGGGCCGCTTTAATAATCTGCGCGGCAACATTTTGAGCATGCCCTTTCGCCCGCTGATTGTACCCTTCCAGAGTAAGTTCTGGCGTTAAGTCTTCGCTGTACTGGATAGTAGCTACGGTTGCTTTGCCAATTTTCACCGACACGTCACTACCAATGCACTGCGTAGATGACATGGCCAAATTTTCTCCGAAAGAAATTCTTACTCCATTTTCTTTCGGAAACCCTACTTTAAATTCAAGTGACTCAACTCGTTGTTCTAAAGTCATAACTGTCCCCCGCCTTTCGGCTTAATGAATATTAATAATGGTTACACGCCAAGCAATTTCCTCGCCTGACCTCTATTAGAGAAGTCCTGAAGCAAATCCTGACGCGCCTGTTTCGCACCGTCGTTAGCTCCCTGTCGTGCAGCTTCCTGCATAGCCTGCTTCAGTGCGGCGTCACCGTTACCGGAAATAGAAAAATGTTGCTGAATGGTTTGCTGGAGCTGAGCCCCACCGCCGCCAACAGAAGAAACCGTGTCATCCACCATACGAACACCGAGGTTACCGTCAGCAGTACGCGTCAGGGGCATAATCGCTTCAGGGCCAGCCTCTCCCATCAGGCCTGCACCTTTTGCAAATGCAAACATCGTCGGGCTATTCACTACACCATTACGGAAACGACTAAGATCAGGCGAATCCATTACACCACCCTTGGCGAATTTCAATTGAGATGCTGCACCTGTGTAAGCCCCGGACGGTGTTGCCCCGCCAGCGGATGCTGCGCCAGCCACTGAACTACCAAACATCCCACCCAGTGAACCAAACCAACCGCTGTCACCAGCAGATTTAAGCGTGTTGACCATAATTGCCCTGAGCAAGACTTTCTGCAGCTCATTCAACACACTGTTCGCCCAACTGGCCCAGTCAGCTTTATTACCACTAAGGGCATCAGCCATGTTATCCACCAGTCCATCAAGGGTGTTACCGACTAAATCTGACACCTGAGTGTAATAATCGCTGGAAGTGTCTACCCAGTTAGCCAGACCATTCTGAGCACCTGCCAGCCAGTTTCCCTGTAACTCATCCAGTTGGTCATAATGAGAACGGTATTTATCGAGTCGCTCAGCAAGAGCTTTGTCCAGTTCCTGGTTATAGCGGTCATAATCCTCCTGGCTACGAATATCTCCGCTCTGATAGCGTCGTTGCAAATCCTCTCGCTTCTCCAGAAATTCTCGTTCAATACTGAGTTGCTCACGCATCCTTTCGCGGGATTTATCACCAAGTCCTGCGCCAATGACATCTGCATCAAGAGAAGCCGCTGAATTCGCATTTTCACGTTGAAGGTTCGAAACGTATTCAGCCAGTTTTAGATTTTCCTCGTTCGCCTTTTTTACGGAATTCAGGCGATCAACCTCTGTAGCCAGTTGTTCAAGGCGTTGCTTCTGTGTTTCATTAAGTCCAGTTAGCTTTCCGTCAGCGATATCAAATTGTAGTTTTTGCTGTTCAGTAACTTCTGCGCTTTTCTTTCCAGTGGTGTCGATGAGAGCAATCTGGCGGAGGTAACTTGTCTCCATTGATTTAAAAGCTGATTCAAGTTTTTTTACAGTAGAATCTGGTTTCCCCTTCCCATTTGATTCACCGGGATTTTTATTATAATTTTTTGGTTTATCATTTATATTTCCAGCGAATGCTGGAGTAAGAGGAAGATTATTCGCAGTTTCGATAATTAAAAGTCTTTGTCTTAATTGGTCTCTTTCTTTCCTTTTCCCATTTGTATCCATACCAATTCTGTTAAAGCTTGCAGCGAAACCCTCATCTTCAAGATCAGCTGTAAGATTTCGTATTCTACGTTCAATTTCGTCTTTAGAAGCATTTTCTCCAACAGGAGCACCACCTCTGTAAAGGTCAATGAGTTTTCCTGCTTCCGCCCCAACCTTAACAAGCCAGGTGGCAAGGTCAACCACACCGCCAACAAGATCGGTGATACCTTTAATAACCTCAGGGTCTTTAAAAACATCCCCCATGTCGCTAATTGATTTCTGCAAGCTTGAAAGGTCTACCTTTGCTAATCCAGTAGCTAATTCAATCTTAACCCCATTAATTTGCGTTTCCATATCTTCAAAAATTGAATTAACTTTAACGAGGTTTTCTATATCAGCATCATCAGGTGCCACGCCAAAATCTTTTGCAGCCTTAAGGTATTTTTGTAATTTATCACCCCCCTGATCAAGCAAAGGAAGCAATTTAGAAAGGTCGTTACCAAGGCTTTCAAGAATCGTGGTCTTTTCAGCGTTTGTTTTAATATTTCCAAGCGCATTGCTGATTGCTATCAATTGTTTATCTGGGGATTCACCAGCTAACTTCTTAGCTGACAATCCAAGAGCATCTAGCGCGTCTACAGCTTCGCCAGACTTGTTAAGGACGGCATCACCAATTTTGTCGCCAATATCTTTAAAAATATCAGCCATCTGATCGCCAGAAACACCAGCTTTTTGCGCGGCATATTGCCAAGAAAGTAATGACTGAGTAGACATGTTAAGTGATTTTGCCCAGCGATCAGACTCAGTAATCTGTTTCGAAGTATTTTTAAGGAGGTTATAACCTGCCACACCAACGCTAAGTGCTGCGGCACTTGCCGCTGTAGCAAAGCCTGTAAACGCTACCGCCGCCGCCTTCGCATCGTCCTTAACTTGTTTACGCCATTTTTGAGATGCTCTTTCAGCCTGACTAAGACCAGAGACAAAACCACCAACTTTCGCTACAAGGTCAATTGTCAGCGTGCCAAGTGACTTTCCAGCCATTGCCCCTCCTTAAAACGCAAAAACCCGCTTGCGCGGGTTATATATAGTGATGTTGGTGTTAGAATTTCGCCGTGTTTGGTGACTTAATTATTTTGCAACTTGTCTTAGTAATCATAGTGTCATTGAAAGTTAAGCTGTATACCTCTCGCTTGAACTCAAGGGTTGAGCGATCAACGGAATAATTACGCTTCCAGTTTTTTTCATCCCTTCTCCAGGTAACTTTACTTGGTCCGAAGGATGCCGGAGCAGTAAAATTCAAGCCTTCTCCACCAAAAGAAGTCTGCAATGATGCTGTGCCATTAGGTTGATCAAGCACTACGACCAAGTCTTTTGCCCTTTCATCAAAATTTGGACATTCCAGATATATGACCTTAGAGGCAGAGTATGTGATTGTAGAAACAAGCATCAAAGATAATGCGGTTAGAGCTTTAATCATAATTGTCTTCCTTGTTTACCATCTTTAAATGTTGAGACGAGAAACAAATTAACTGATGGTAATTCAGAAAACTACCCCCACGTCCTCATCGCTTCCTGCAGGCTGATTGGTTCGTTAGCGGCAACGCGCTCTACAGCTGCTATGTGAGGGGCGAAATCAGCAACGCTGAATGCCGGTGTGTTTGTACCGCGATTCACATTAGCCAGCACAGAAGAAATCAACGCTGCTCCCCATTCCGTCCGCATCATAGGGTTTAGGCTTCCGTATTTTTGACGATACTGAACCCACTGCTGGAACTCAAGGAAGCTAAGGCGTTCCTGCGCTTCTGAAATGGTACGTCCACCAATCCCGTTAAGGACTAGTTCGCACCAGATTTCGTCTTCTGCGCTGAGTCCGTCTTTCCCAGATCGTTAACTTCCTGAATGGCCACCAGCAAAGCCACTGTAAGATTCCCATCCAGTGCGCCACGTTCCGGATCAGCCTCACCAGTTACATCAGCTACGGTAAACACCTGATGCCCGTCTTCGTCACAGATTGAAGCCGCAATACGACCAGCAACGCCATCAATCTTGCCTAGCCCGGCGAGAACGTCAGACGTAGCAGTGTGATAACCCAAAGGGCGAACATAAGTTGTGGCAATGTGTTCTTCCCCGTCAGCACCTTTCCATTTAATTTCTTTCTCAACAGGACGACCTGTAAAAGCACCTGTTTTCTTCAGCGTATCAAGAGTCAGTTTCATGTCGTTTTCCGGTATAAACATCGATGGTGCGGGGAATGATCCCCGCGTTTAATTAACTGCCTGGTTGTTCTTTCGGAATCCATGCCCCCTGGCCGGAACGCTGGATGGTGGCAGACGTCTGCACGACGGTATTACCCTGGAAGTCAAACGGGAAGTCGGAAACATAACCTTTGAACACGTACCAGGTACGATCTGAAGGCAGAGTCAGACCATCAACTGACCCCTCAGAGCTCCCGATTGTTGGTTTAGATTCCCCATCAGCCCATCCGATCGCAAACGTTACGTCGCTTTGATCGTTGGACTCAGCCATATTGCTGAGCATCAAATGGCTGGCATTTGCTGGATCAGCGTTCAGAGTGGCCGTTGCTTGTCCTGGTGTACGTAAACCCTTTTTATATTTTCGGGTGTTGCGTTCACTGAGGCACGTATCATCAATCTGATCTGCCGGACTGCCGCCTGGTGAGAATGCCGTAATACATTCGATTTCGCTCACGACACCATTCGCGAGCACAAAAAGTTGAGTGCCTTGAGTCACTACTGACATAGTCATCTCCGGATATAAAAAAACCGGCTTATAGCCGGTGTTATGTGAGTGGTTTTGAGTTATCGGTTGACCAGCCAGTCAACGTCGAATGAATAACGGTATTTGAGGGTTACCGTGTCTCTGCCCTGCGCGTCCCAGCGGGTAATGTAAGCCTTGCGCTGAATGACATCGCGCAATGCTCGCGCCACAGCAAGAGCATCTTCATCGGTGTCGCCATACACATCCACCTGAATGGAATAACGGTCGATGTCAGGGTTCTGACTCAGGTAATTTTCAGGTTCTCCGCCCACGTTCTGCCAGACTGCGTAGGGGTACACCAGAACATCATCAAGCATACCAAACGGATAAAGCCTTACCGGGTGAGCACCGAGCAGCTCTTTTACTTTCGGGTCTGTCGAACAGACGGCAAAAACTGGAGCAATCATGCTGTTGTTCCTTTTTTGGCGGCACGCCTTACTGCGCGATCGATAGCTTTTTCCATTTCTTCAGCGAAAACGCTGATTACTGCGGTATCAACACCATTCATCGCCGGTCGCAGTACGGGCTTTGCGGCGGCATGTTCGGTTCCAAATTCGAGAAAACGCCAGTACCAGGTATCGCCGCCAGGATTGCTTTTATCACCCAGTGTTCTGAACGTCTTCCCGGCCCTGCCTTTCCTGACGTTGGCCTTTGTGTTTGCATACTGACTGGCGCCGCCCATTACCCCAACACGAAATGCCAGATCACCCGTCCTGCGAAATTGCTTGCTGCTGAAGCTGGCGACGATATTTTTATATATCGCCTCTTTGGTGAGGGGATCATCAACTCTGGCTGCGTTACTTCTGGCGCGATCCCTGATTATATTCGCAGCCTTACGCAGCGCAGAACGGCCAGCTTTATTTCGGGTAACTTCGGAGACAGCCTCCATTTTTCCAAGCAGTGACTCGAGTCCGGTAAGGTTTACTTCAACACTATCAGCCATCGTTTACCCCCTCAGAACAAGGAAGCGTCAAATATTCACGACCACTTTTCGGGTCCGGAAGCACGCCCTCAATGTTGAATACTGATCCACGAAAGAGAATACGGTGCTTTCGGGTAATACTTGCACGGTAACGAATAGTTATGCGTGTTGTTATTTCGCCCTGTGATGCCTGGGCCGCTATAAACTCCCGTGCTGATAAGGGGGATATTTCGGCCCAGATAGTTGCGACATCGCGCCAGGTATTAATTACGGCTCCCGTTGTAGGGTTCTGTTCTTTTACCGGCTCCTGCAGGATAACCCTGTGACGCAATTTCCCGGCTTGCATATCACCCCCTCGGTCTTTGACTCAAGTAAACGGGTCGCTCATCGCCTAATGAAGTAGTATCAATTTCTTCATCTTCGGCCAGCGACTGGATAATGACATCACACAGAGCTGCGTTTGATTCAGCCAGGCGGCTTATCGCCTCCGTCTGTTCTCTCTGAGCTGCGGTCTGTTCCCGCAGCGCCGCTATCAGTTCCTTTACCAGTTGCTCGTTCATAAGCTATTTTCGCCCACTTTTTTATCCATTCGCGCCTCTGCGCGCACCCGGAACAGGCCATATTTACACCCCGTAAATTCGGTATGGCTGCAGCAAGGCCTGAACTGCAAACGGAACCTCTGCAACGGTCTGACCGACGGCCACGGATTCTCTGTTGGCATACCAGTGACCTATCAGCAGTAACATGGCCGCTTTAACATCATCATTCAGTAGAATCGGGTCCGGGTCGTCTGCGTAGCCAGGAGAGCTTTGATTTTCATAGAGCGTTCGCCTGGTCCATGTCTGGACGTACCGCGCCGCCGCTCCGGTATATAAATTCAGCAGGGCATCATCGCCGGCAAAGTCGGTATCAATGCGGCAGTGCTGTTTCACCACATCAAGATCGATCATTACTTTTTCGCCTTCTTCTGGTCTTTCCGTTTTGTCGCGTCTGTGTTGTTTCTCTCCTCTGTCTGTGCTGTCTCTTCTTTCTGTTCTGGCTGTTCTGGCTGTTCTGGCTGTTCTGGCTGAGCAGAATTATCAACAACCATCTGCCGTGCATAGCCTTTTTTTATCAGCTCACGACCGTGCTGCTCCTGCGTTTCCAGTAACGCCCCCTCTGTCACAACAACACCGCCAAAGTAAATTGGTTTAACCGCGATAAGCTTCATAGCATTCCCTCGAATAGTGCGGCCCGAAGGCCGCACAAGATATTACTGACCGCCAGACGCCGGTACAGTGAACGAGCCATAAACAAAGGCTTCAGGACGTTTAACGGCCAACGCCAGACGCTCTTCGCAACGGATGGTGATCATGTTTTTCTCGAAGTCGTCGGCGTTCTCAGTCGAGATAACAACGTTCGTTTCTTCACGGTCAAAGATTTGCGCACCGGCACTGAATGCCCCAGTCAGGAATTTACCCTGGAAGGCTGTAGCTTCTGTTGCGACGACAGGAAGGCCCCAAAGAGTTGGCCCCGTCAGAGCGGCAGGGTTTGCCAGGATGTAGCGGCCCAGCGTGTCTTTAGTCAACTCAATTTTCGCCCAGTCGATGAAGTGCAGGACGTGACCGGATGCCGGGAAGCGGGCAAGCTGAGCCTGCAACATCGCGAGACGCAGATCATCAATACCGTTCTGATTCTCTACCTGAAACGCTGCCGAAAATGCTGAAGCCTGCGGAATGATGCCTTCCAGATGAGCGCCTGTACCATCGCCGAACAGAATTTCCTGCTCTTCGACATACTTCAGGCCGAAACGCATTTCCGCATCAACCTGGGACTGCAACTGTGCGAAGTCGTCGAGGATCTGTTTGGATGCCTTGAAAAGATGCGCAATAGTTCTAACTGGGGTGATTTTTTCTGCAAACTCAATGTTGCTGTACGGTTTGGTCGTATTCTCTGCGACCGCCGCAGCATTGTTGGTAAAACCAGTTTGCTGCACCCAGTAAATGGTGTTTGATGCCGTTGTGCCAGGCGCGATCAGGTCGCGGATAAAAAGACGCTGTTTCGGCGCGGTATCAATGCCAGGCAGACGGTCGGGAGCAACAATATTGCCTGGTACGTTAGCGGTAAGCAGAGCCGCTTTCACCGGAATAGAAATTCGCTGGCTGGCCGCGACGCTGGCAGCAAAGGTTTTTAACGCCTCAGCAGAAATGACCTGCTGCCCCACAGATTCAACAACCTGTTTTGCATTTGCCAGCGGCATCTGCGCAACATGCTGCTCCAGTTCACCCATAGAGGCTTTCAGCGTCTTTTCTGCTTCTTTCAACGCATTTAGCTCAGACGCCATCTTGTCCACGGTCTCTTTGGTTTCCGCCGACAATTTGCCGTTCTTTTGTGCCTCCTTAAGAGCTTCTTCCGCTTTTGCGTTAAATTTTCCGGTCGCTTCCTCAATGGAGGCCGTTACTTTTTTAAGAATATCGTTCACATCAGACATAATTTCTCCGTTACTGGCATGCGTTCGCCAGGCCGCTTAATGCGACATCCAGCTCAGCTAAAATTTCAGGGTTGGGTTGGGTAGCGCCCGGCTTACCATCGGGATCGGTAACAGCGCCCGGCGTGTTACCTGTTAACGCTTTGATTAATCTCCGGCGTTCAGACCGGGGAGTGTTCGTTTTCGCCAGAAGTGCATCAAGTTTGCGCAGCGCCGCAGACGGGGAGTCATCACCGTCGCTTACGGCATCAGCAGAAAGCAGACTGTCGGCCAGCCCCTTTTCTACTGCATCGCTACCACCGATATAACTTTCTGCATCCATCAGCTTCTGCACGGTGTCCATATCAAGGCCGGAGCGTGCCGCATAGATATCAGCCATCGCGGTATCAAATGGCTCAAGATAAGTCGATAACTCAGCAAAATCATGGCGGTTGCCCATCGCTGCTACCCAGCAGTTGTGGATCATCAGAAAAGCACCGCGCCCGATTTGAATATCATCCCCGGCCATAGCAATAATCGAAGCGGCGCTGGCAGCGATGCCCAGCACTTTTACAGTGACTTTCCCGTGGTACTCGCGAAGCAGGTTGTAAATTGCCAGGCCTTCAAACATATCGCCGCCGGGCGAGTTGATATTTACCGTCACATCAGCACCGTTCATCGAACGTAGAGCGCCGGAGATGCGTTTTGCTGTGACACCCTCATCCCAGTAATCACGGCCAACAACATCAAAAATAGAAATGGAGTTGTCATTATCGGATGCAGCCCTGATCCCACCATTCCAGCGCTCAAGCGCTGAGGGCTGGGGTTCACTGGTCACACCCGCGCACGGGCGTCCCGCCGGAGCAACCGGAAGTTGTCTAATTGTCATGGAAATGGGCTCCTAAGCAGCCTGTTTAAGGGGCGATTGCTCGAAAGGAATATCAGGGAATACGTGGTTATGAAGCTCTCTGACAGCCAGCGCCTGAACCGCCGGGTTGTTGTTTTCGAGATTCTTCAACTGAGTCAGGTTGAGCTGAACTGTATAAATATCACCGCCTTCAATTGGTGGCATATTTTCCAGCCTTCGCACATCGTTACGGGACATCCAGCCATTCTGCAGGGCGCTGGTATAGTACGCGGCACGTCCTGCACTGTCGGCACGCAGAAGGCCTTCAACGGAAAACTCTGCAAACAAATCCTCATCACCGTTAAGAAGGCAGCGCGAGATTTCCTGCTCAATATTGACCAGCAGGGGACGCAGAGTATGGGTCAGAAACAGCATGTTCATCCCCTCAAGACTCGAAGCCCAGCTGGATTGTTTTGTCGTATGGCCGACCATGAATGGCGGTACGCGAAACCAGCGACAGATTTCCTCAATGCTGAATGAGCGGCTTTCAAGCAATTGTGCGGCTTCCGGATTCATGGTGACGTTCTGGTATGTCAGTTCATTTTCCAGAACCATCAGTTTCCCGGCATTTTTCGAGCCAATAAAGCTCTGAAGGCTGATACGCAACCTTTCTCGCTGTTCCTTGCTCAGTGCTGTTTTCGAAGAAAGGAAGCCGGTACTCTGCAGGCCATTTTCGAAGATTTTCGCCGCCGCTTCATCAACCGACATCGCAGCACCGAAGACATCCACCCCGGCCATTGTGGGCATCATGCCGCACACACCATCGAGGCCAAAACCGCGAATGTGCATCATCCTGCCTACAGGAATGAGCCGCTGGATTCCGTTTTCCGTGTAGGTGTACTGTAATTTTCCACTATCGAGCCGCTTTACAACCATGTTCTGAGGAAGCAGTGGAACCAGTGATACCAGCTTGCTGCCGATGAACAGCTTTTCGACAAAGGCGTTACCGCGCAGACAAACACTGGCCACAATCATCAGCATGAAGCGGGAAGGCGTCATTTCCGGATTAGGGCGTCTGCATAATATCTGGTAGGCGGGATTGTTCTGGGCCAGCTTACGCGATCCATCGGCCTGTCTCTCGTAAATTTTAAGCGGAAGCGTGGAGACCGACTCACTCAAGAGCCTGACACACGCCCATACAGCGGAAAGCCGGATAACTTTGTCTGCGGTGACCACTTTTCCGCTACTGCTGGTTCCAAACCATTCCCGCCAGAATTCACCGGTCGTCAGGCTTACTGGAACACCAAGCCAGTTTAAAAGAGCGCTCTTTACGCGCCCTGGTTGCTGTTTATTCTTAGCCATCAGATACCCACTATGATCGGATCGTCAAAAAAACCCTCAATATCGCTGTCATCCTCTTCATCTCCTTCTGCCGCGCCAACTGCCATCGCACCAGAAACAACGCCATCTATACGGCCATTACTTCTGCGCTTGCTGAAAACCCGGTTTCCGTTTTTATCTTCTTCAATAACGGCGTTCGCCGCACACCAGCGCAGACAGGGGTTCAGAACAATGCTGATCCGCTTTTCCATAATCAGCTGCTCAAACAGTTCAATGGAGTGCGGCATCCACAAACCTGACTCTGCCGATTTACCAAATCCCTGGCCGTGCGGTACCAGAGGAACCGTAACCCCTTCGTCATCCAGTTCAGGAGTTAAGTAGTCAATGTGATAGCGGTCGAAAGCGACTTTTCGTATATCAAACATTGCCGCCAGCTCTGCCATCCGCTTTGCGACAAAACCGTAGTCAATGGCTGTACCGGGTGGTGCATGGATATGACCATCACGCTCCCATACGTCGTAAGGAACCCGGTCAACGCGGGCGCGATCATATAAAGTATCTTTAGGGGTCCAGAACTCTGTCAGCATTACACTGATGCCAGGAAAATAAAGAGACAGCGATGTAAGGTCACGTTTACCCGATAAATCCAGACCGCCAAAGCAGGTTTTACCCCGTAACTGTTCAATACTGATGTCCTTTTCACAGGCCATCCAGATATCACCGCTGATCCACGGGTTCTCTGCATCCACCCACTGACAGAAATTGAGTCGGCGAACCAGACTTTCTTTCGCAGGCATGCCACGGGCATCTTCCACCTGCTCGCGCAGGTAATCAGAAAGAAAAGTATGCCCCATTGATGGGTTAGCTTTCCCCCAGCATGATTCATCTTTAAAAGGATCGTCACCTTCATCCAGTGAACAGATAAAAGCGAAAAAGGCATCGTTTTCTCGCTGACCGGCAGCAACCTTCTGTCCGTACTGGTGATAGTCGTAACAGACGCTGGTTTTGTCATGCCCGCTGTTGGTTATCATAAAAATTAACGCCTGCCGCCGACCTTTAGTCCCGGCACGCATCATCTCAACCGCGCGGTTATCTTTATGCTCGTGAATCTCATCAATCAGGGCGCAGTGGGGACGCGGCCCGGACTGTCCATCATCAGAACTGATAGGCCGGAAGAAAGAACCGTTTTGCAGGAAAGCCAGGTTCCACTCTTTACCGGCTCCACCGGATTTTTGAATTCTGGACAGAAGCGCTGGAGACTGATCAACCATAGCCACGGCATCACGAAACAGGATCATGGCCTGGTCTTTTTTCGTCGCTGCAGCATACACTTCTGCACGCGGTTCCTTGTCAGCCATCATGCAGTAAAGGCCAACTCCCGCAGCCAGCGGAGATTTACCAGAACCTTTTCCTGACTCAACATACACAGTGCGGAAACGGCGCGTACCGTTTTCACGCTTCCAGCCGAAAACAGAGCCGACAATAAAGCATTGCCAGGGCAGAAGAATAAATGGCGCACCTTCGTGCTCGCCACCATTCAGTTTCAATACCTGAGCAAAAAAGTTGATAGCTCGTGTAACCGATTCAACATCCCAGTTCAGACCGCGTTTACTACCCTCTTTTAAATCACGCAAATGGCGCTGGCAGGCATTACGAATATCAGGACCGGCAATTACTTTTCCAGAGGTTACGTCCATCGCGTATTGCGTGGCGGGATCAACCGAAGAACTGGTTGAGCGGGTCTTCTTCTTTTTCTCCACCATCAACTTTCACCTTCGTTCTGGCGGCCGGAGTAAGACCGAATTCGACCAGGTAACTTTTAAAACGGCGATCTGCATCAGCCAACATGGCCACTGCAGGGTTTGCCTTAATCAAAAAGCCGCCATCCGTCTGCACTGTATACGTTCTCCCCTCGTCAGCGATCGTAATGCGCAGCTGGAGTATGTCGGCGTAAATATCGCAAAGGCGCTCCAGCGCCAGCACGTCTGCAACAGTGAGAACCCCCATACCATCAAGCAGCACTGTCAGTTTTCCCCAGGCCACCTTTCCCCAGTCAGTGAGGTGTGCAGGAGGGCTTGGGATTTCTCTCGCGGGCTGGGGCTCTTTATCGTTAAGTTTTCGCTTGCCCGGATTGCCGGTCACCACTTTCAGGTGGGACGGTTTCGGGCGACGTCCTGCCATCGGAACCTCCCGGAAAAAAAACTTTTCATTTCGCGGTTATGCACAAAAAGGACGAGCGGCGGTCATTTGGGGTCAGACCTCTGAACTTTTGACCCACCCCTCCACTCATGATAACCATTATCATTTGAACCAGTGAGACGCGGGATTGAGTGGTATGCCGTTCTCATCACATCCGATGACGGTACCTCGCTTCTCCATGCGCTGCTTTGTTGAGTCGTGGTGCTGCTTACATAACCCTTGCCAGTTCTTCCGGCTCCAGAAAAGCTTCTGTGCCTTCGCTATTGCCTGGCTGTCACCAGAACGCAGCGCCTCTTTCAGCTTGTGCGGAATGATGTGGTCAACGACGGTTGCTGCTGTCACCCTGTCTTGTTCGTGACACATGACGCATAAGGGGTGAGCACGAAGGAATATAAGACGCTCACGGTCCCACTTACTGCCATATATGCGTGGTTCTTTGTTCATGTGATATTTGTTCCGGTTTCTATCCGTTACCATAAAAAAACCCGCCGAAGCGGGCTGAATCATTCATTCTTACGATAGCCGGGTAAATTCTCAGCCCTCTTCCTCATTCTGTACTCGGTCTCTGACCAGAATTCGCCAGGATCAGCATTAAATCCGCAGTTTTCGCAAATATAATCACCGCTCCAACCGCCTCTTTGTTTATCCTTTACCACATCATTGGAACCACACTCAGGACAATATTTCATCACTCCTCCTCGAGCACACAGCGATGGGTGATTATATCTCAGTATTAGCCTTCATTGCGGTGCTGCTCGCAGTATCCAGAGCGGTCTGTGGTAGTGCCGGGACAACCTCTCTTGCGACATGCGCGGGGGATTAACGCTGGCATGGTTCAATCCTCACGGAACCGTAAAGCGTATGCCGCTTCACTTCACCGTTCTCTGTCGTCATATAACCACGCTCATCAGGAACGGCTGCGATTACTTCGCCCTTCTCATCGTCAGCAGTGAAGACATGCTTAACCTCAATACCATCGAGAAAAACAGCGTATCTCTCTACACCGAGATTAATCTTCCTGCCGGGATCGTCATCTAATACAGTGAGACGCATATAACCTCCGCAGACTATCGACGGCACTGCTGCCAGATAACACCACCGGGGAAACATTCCATCATGATGGCCGTGCGGACATAGGAAGCCAGTTCATCCATCGCTTTCTTGTCTGCTGCCATTTGCTTTGCAACATCCAGCTCCGCACATTCAGCAGCATTCTTCAGTGCATTTTCGATCAACGCCTCGAGATTGGCATCAACACCAGGTTTAACTTCGAACTTATTGGTACTGATGGTTACCTTGTTCTGCGCTGGCTCATCGCGCCGGATACCAAAGCTGATGTTGTAGATATTGGTCACCGGCTGAGGTGTTTCGATTGCCGCTGCGTGGATAGCACCATTTGCAATAGTGGCGTCCTTGATGAATGGCACTCCATTGCGAATAAGTTCGAAGGAGACGGTGTCACGAATACGCTGGTCCATCTCGTCGATTGCCTTTTGTGCAGCAGAGGTATCAATCTCAACACCAAGCGCCATCGAAGCGCAATATTGCTGCATACCAAAACGCGTATTGACCAGGTGTTCAACGGCAAATTTCTGCCCTTCTGATGTCAGAAAGGTAAAGTGATTTTCTTTCTGGTATTCAGTTGCTGTATGTCTGGTTTCAGCAAAACCCAGCTCGCGCAATTCTGCTGTGCCAGATTTAGAAGGCAGATCACCAGACAGCAACGCGCCACGGAAAAACAGCGCATAAAGCACTTCATTAGCAGCGCCAGATAGCGTAATAATTTTCTCAGCCATTATTCGATCCTTTTTTAAGCGCAGCCTAACTGTTTGAAGGTAGAAGGACGACCAGTGCGTAAGACATGTTTATCATCACCGAACAAACCGATAACAATGCGCGTTCGTCCCTTTTTATCGCTGATGATCATCCCGTCATTGCGAATAAACATCCTCAATCCTGACTTTGATTTTTTGCCGAATTGCATAGCTATACCCTTTTAGACGTGAACCTGTCGCACGGTAAAACCGCCGAAAGTTAACGGATTACCCAGGCTCACAACTGAAAGACTTTCTTAGATGTGCGCGTGCGATACACATAAAAAAGCCTCGGATTAACGAGGCTCAATAAAGATAAATATTTTTTCAGAAGAAGAATGTCATTTTTTAATATTTTCAAACGTTGCATTAACCATTTGCTTACCAAATTCACCCATATCTTTATACATTAAACGCAAAAATTGGATTGTATTGGCAGCAGGTCCGTCTAAAGACCATTTACATGATTCGAATTTACAACCAACTAAACTGAACAAATCATTCCCGCTAAAGCGGATTGTACAATTCTGGAAAATACATTTTTCAAAATATTGTCCATCAAGGTCTACTGTCATATTTCTATACGTATTTGATTTGTTTTTAATCATGCTACATCAAACCCCTGTGTTGGATCAGTACCCTCTACTGCATTATTATCCACTTTTCCATTGGCTCTCATGAAACCTTGATCATCCTTGTAATCACTGGGGGCATAAAGCACTACATGATTGAAGTTTAACGTTATGAAGAAAAGAACCACTAAAACAGCTGGGAACAACATCAAAAACCATATATATGTTGCTTGTTGGCCATCCTCCAAAAATGGAAGAACAAAGTTAGCTGAAACCTCAACTATCCCAGCAAAAATGCCAATAATTGTTAGTGGGTTTTTTATGTGATTTATTGCTGACACTCTTTACCCCTCATCTTTATCCATGTGAGGAGTATATCAATAACTATGCTCAAGAGCATTATCACAGGCACTCAGTGAATGCCTGCTGTAATGCTAACGGTGAATTTCCCAGAGATGACGCTCTATCCCGCCAAATGCTTGCGACCGGCCTGCGCGACGTTTAACGCTCGATTCCGCCCAACTACCTCGGGCTGGTAACGTTTTTACGAGAGAAAAACCAGCAGCACGGAGGGAAGCCCCCGATTCTCCAGCTTGGGTATATGTGATAACCCTCCGATACCCCATCCCCCACGCAGTCCGCCTAACAGCTCCATACAGCATTGAGTTTGCGTTTCTCGTTCCATCCGTGCAGGTTCTGTTGACTTCAAGTGTCAGTCCACCATCAAAAAAACGCGCAACCGGGCGGCCTGCCATAGCTACACCCACCAGCACACCTTCATGCAGTATGCCAATACTGAATTTATGACCTGCAGGTGGTTTGCTGTGTCTATGCAGTTGCTGAACGAAACAACAGGCCTGCTTAAAAGTAATTGGTACGATTTCCACTATAAGCCAACCTGAAAATTACTTTTTTTCTGGTTCATTGTTTGACTGTCTCACCGAGTCGTAAATCCGCTCACACGTCATTCCGGCGCGGTAGCGTTCGTCAGCGATTCCAGCATAACGTTTAGCTTCTGCTGCAATATCTCCGAGCATGTTGGCGAGCATTCCTGCAGTGGTGTCGGTTGTTTTGCTTCTGATGGCAGCGGCAAGATCTGAGGTGTGCTTTGCGGCGTCCAGGCGGGCGGCAAGCTTTGTTGCTTCGGTACGCAACTGGATAACAGTGGCAGACAGGCCAGCAGCAGTGTCAGCAGATTTAGCGGCTTGTGCTTGTGCATCTTTTACAGCCTCATCACGGGCAATTATGCGCCCTTGTTCAATCATGCGGGCGGCGGTCTGCGCGTTCGCTTCCTGTGAAGATTCCATGCTATTACGGTCAGCCCACTTCTTTTGCCAGCCCCGCTCACTCCAGATATTCCCGGCAAGAAATGCACCAGCCAACATCAGCAAAACAATGATTGTTTTCCACCGCGCCTTAACAAAAGCAAAGACCGCTGTCATACCAGCAACGCCGCCCGCGCTTTGTTATAACGACTATTTCTGTCAGCCAGTCCATTCTGGCCACCGTTGATGATCTGCGTTACACGGACAACATCACCTGAATACATCAGACAACCACGTAATGTGAAATACCATGCAGCAGAACGGGCTGCATGTTTCTCCTGTGTCAGCAACTCTGGTGTGCTGATCAGATCCAGCTTCAGCGCCGCACCGCATTTGGCGTAGTTCTCGCGGCCGGTGATTTGAAGCAGGCCACGACCGCGATATTTCCAGCCGTCACCCTGGCTGTTATTCCCCATGCGGTCACCATAAACCAGATTGGCTATTTGCGGCTGGTGGGCCACCTGCTTACCATCGACACGCCCCAGCATTTCACACTGATAAGGCGTCAGGCGTTTACCAAAGGTTTTCTTCAGCCCGTCTACCGAGTAGTTGAAGCTCTCGACCAGCGAGGTAAAACCAGCAGATTCATGCCCAACTTGTGCAATGAACATGGCCTGATCGGTAACTGCTGTGATTCCAAACTCTTTCATTGCAGCATCAATGTGCGGAAACCAGCGTGCAGAAAGCCCGGCGCTGATACCAGCCGCCTGCTGAAATTGTTGTTGGTTCATGGGGATCCCTTACTTGGCGTCGCCACCAAAGCGAACATTGAAAACGCGTGTAGCCACTGAGCGCACCTGCTCTACACCAACAAAGCCGAGGGCGCCGCCAATCGCGATTGAAAGAGACTGGGGAAGACTGAAATATTCCAGGGCGGAAACCGCTGTCAGCGTCATCGCGCCGCACATAAGCCCCTCCAGCAACATCTTTCGCCAGCCACCGCCGACGTAGGCTATCCGCAATACCGCCATCGCGACGGAAAGCAGAACAGCGCCAATCGGTGTATCACCACGCCACCAGCCGTGGAGCAGATCAAGGAACTCCGTCCAGGAGTGCGGGTCATTGTTCATTTTCATGGTCTCTCACCTCGCTGCATGGCGGGTGCTGTGTTAGTGATTACGGGAACGCTATTTACATTTAGTGTTTTTTATATTACATTAAAAAACACTAAATCATTGAGAGAGTGTTATTCATGGCGATTCTTAAGCGTTTTTCTTCTGACTTAGAGAACAAACTTAACCAGCTTTATTACATGAATTTTGTGATGTTAGAACGTTGGGAAATCCTGTGCTGGTTTGGCTCTGAACGTATCTCAAAAAGTAACTGGGCAGATATTGTTGAAATGTGGGATGGCTGGTTTGAAGAAGGCGAGCAAGTCCCTCTAAAAATAATCCGCTGCGATTCTACATCTGCGCCACAGCGTTATGTATTGATTCGTGGGGATGCAATTCAAGATATCACTGAATTTGCAGAGTAATTCAAAAATGAAAAATCCCCGGAGGGTGCCGGGGATTGAATGTTATGTGTTTTTTATTGTGGTGGCTGCAGCGGCCCTTCGAGAACCTCAGCTTCACCGTTATGGCAAATGTCATCGCCTCTGGTCAGATGCCAGACGCCTGTGATTGTTTTACCCGATTCCAGATCATCAACAGTGTCATTCGTGTAGTACGCTACCTGTACAACACCGACATGCTGAATCCAGTAATAACCTTCTTTCATATACGTACCCATTCAGCCCTGGTTACTGAGCAGTATATGCATTGGACATTGCCGTAGGCGTTAGAAATTCTACATGTTGAATTAAGCAGAAAACTCGTAGCGTCAGCTTTTTAGCACGGTACGCTCAATTCTGCATGCTCACCTTGTTGCTGTGAGTCCTCTCAGAAATGAGGGGAAATAGGATCAGGCTTCACGGGCTGGATTTATCAACAAAGCACGCAGTGAGTGATACCCGTGAGCCTGAAATGAAAAAGCCCCGCATAATTGCGAGGCCTTATTTTCTTGTGGACGATTATGGATCGACGATATGACAGGGGTACTGTGCCGTAGCACGTTCGCGAATACCCCTGTCGTATCGCCGGAAAGTAAAAACCCCGCGCTGGCGGGGTTCTCGTTATATTCAAATTGTTCGCTTTTTGTCGCTGCCATCGTGGCGCAGCTCTGCCAAGCATGAATGGATTATCTGATTTTATGGCCCGTTTTCAACTCCACTATCAAAAAATAGCACTAATAGCTAAAAATGGTTCATTGAGGCTATCCAGATAATTGTTTGCGGGCTTCCAAAAAGACCTTTGCTCTGAATATTTCCAGGCACCAGCGCACGCGCTTTCTCGCCTCCCCATCAGTTAACCATGGCGCAATCGCCTGCAGTTCCCGGGTTATGTCTGAGATTTTTTTTCTTGTGGTGTAATACTGAAGACCAACAACATAAACCGGATCATTTGTATCCAGCGCCTGCAGTACGCATTGCTCAACAAAATCGACATCGTCATTATGCAGGGCCTCGTCAATCACACTGGCGGGGGACTGGGGCCATAGAATGCTATGTGCCCTGTTCATTGCCTGCTGTCCACGGAATCCCTCTTCTCTCGCCTGATTCAACGCAGCAGTGAAACGCTCAAGCGCCTTATCTGACCAGTTCCGTCCCTTAAGCACATTCCAGCACGCATGGCCCCGCGGCATACGAGGTGCTGTTTTTCCTCCCACCCCCTCGCCCCATGTAGTGAGCAGGGATTTAATCCATCCGGACTGATTCCCCGTCAGAAGAATGCATTTACCCAGCCAGCTTTTACGCGGCGCAACTGCTGCTTTTTCAAGTGCTGACTGCTGTAGTCTTCGTTGGCGTGGCGTCATGCTTTTAGCTCCTCAATAATAATTCTCCCTGTTTCACCCCATAATTTTGATACCCGTGCATCCCATATATGAGCATCATTTTCGTAAATAGCGTCCATCAGGGCTTTCATCATGTTGTCGAAATCAGGTTTAGCCTGGTGCGGTTTACCATTGAACTCAGCCCGTTTCTTTTTGCTCCAGCTCGCTGGCATCGGAAGGATGAAGGTGACATGCGAGCCACTTTCCGGCAGCTCAATACCCTGCAGAAGCACTTCATCACAGAAAGCCCGGTAACGCAGAACCTCGGGGCGCTTTTTCCATTTGTCAGCGCGCGTCATTCTGGGCTTGCCGACGGGCGTGATTTTATATTCAGGCATGAGTCGATTCCCCCAGTTCGTAGAGAACCTGCACCAGCAATTCTGTTTCAGTGCCAAATTTGCTTTCCCAGGACTGCCTCCCGGCATGAATGGCCACACCGTGACCGCCGGTACGATGATGGGTATGACAGAGTGGAATTACGTGAAAATTATCTGCGCGAACAGACATCCCGGTACCGGAGCTGCAATGATGAATTTCCGCGGGAGTCTCTCCAAGCCCTTCGTTGCGGCAGACAATACAATTCAAATCGGCAACGCGGGATAAGTGGAGCTTTTCAGCTTTATTCTTTGATCTGCTCATGCTGCACCACCAGCACAAACAGCGACACCGCTCACGAAGGAACGGTGTGAATGGGGTAATTCAGTTTTATGCGCCATCGCGTTTTCCCGGTTGGCGCAGTGTTACTCAGCGGGCTGTTCAGACCCGTGTTGAGTATAACCCAACTTATCCTGCATCAGAAACAGGAAGACCAGCTTTCTTTCTGGCTTCTTCAAGTGCCCTTAAAGACGTAACAAACTCATCTTTACGTAAAGCGAATCCCCTCACCACACTCCCCTTCACGAAATAAATCAGTACCGGGCCAGTGTGCTCCGGCAACCCTGGGATTAAATCATCCGGAATTTGCATGAGATGCCCCTTGCAAAGATTCCCACATCTGAATCGACCTGTATTACCTGTTAATAATTGTGCGAGGCGATGCGGAAACTCGATCTAAAAAATGGCAGCAGGAGCCACCAGCTTAAGGGGGTTAACTAACCAACCACTCGTCTGTACTTCCAAAGGTATCTAGGTGAATTGATTCAATTTTTTTTATGTCGTCCTTGTCACCACCAAAAACACTTAACCCTTCTGAACCGGCACGGCGAATTGTGAGCCTGAAATTGTCATAGTGATCATTCAGGCACTTAAGCAATTCTTTCTCCAATGCCGGAACAACTCCTTTTGGAAGTTCTTTTGTACGATCAATGATTAATTCAACTTTCATCATAGCCCTCACCACATTAACTGTATATTTATACAGTACACCTGTATGTTGATATGATCAATGACTTAACAGCACAAGTTGTTAATTATCTGTCAGGAGTAATAAATGGGAAATCCGTCGTAGAGGATTGAATTAGCGATACTTTCTTACGCAATCACTTGTTTCTGATGGCAAAAATCCGATAGTTTTTCCATCACAGCAAAGACGGAGGAGTTGCATGGGTGCTTATAGACGCATGTAAGAACGAATGAGTCTCATTGCTGTTCGGTCGGATTTTGTGTGACGCCGAGCATTCTATAATTCTAATGAATAATGAGAAAGGACGAAAAAACCTCCGTTGAAAGAGGTTTTAGCTACTCAGTAGATGATTACTTTTTTTTGAATTATTTCATCTTTTATTATGATATTTTAAATTAACATTGTTAATTTAAAGAAAACACAATAGCTTTATATAATTAAAATCATTGCGCTACTTGCTTATCCATTAAATTCATTACTGGACTATGCCATTTTTCCTTTAATTCATCAATATTAAATTCATTATCAGTTTCCATCCATTTAACCACAAGCTTTATTAACTCTTTTTTGGTAATACGCTTGAATTTAGTATCATCTTGCATTTGAGAAAGAATATGTTCCCCAACAAGAGCTAAAGATGAGTGCTTTAGGGAAATAAGATCTTTATGCTTACTATTCAATGACTTATACTTTGACTCGCCGGGATTGGAAACTAGCTCCACTCCATTTGACTGAAGCCATTCATCCTCTAACCATATAAGATCTATGGCTGCGGGCTCGTTCATAGTAGTAGCTAAGGCTACTATTAATTTCTCCACTTCTTCACTAGCAAAATCCTGAGTTGTAGATGACCAAACTGAAAGCGTATTATTAGACGTTCTTGTGCATCCAGTGATGGCATCTGCCGAAATGTCTTGAGAATCTATACCTCTATTTGGCTCCCATTTAGCCAATGAAAACTTACGCAATAAATGCCCCATTTACTACTCCAATTCAGCCAAGACTGCGTTTTTATAATCTTCCAACCATTTAACTTCGAATTTTTTTATATTATTTAAATACGCAGCATGTTTAGTTTGCTCCCAAGACTCAACAGCTCTAATTGCAGCTTCGTTAACGTAAATATCCTTATGAGAACATGCACTTAATATTAGCGCATCTGCTTTATCATTTAACCAATTATATTTTATAGAAGAAGACATATTAATAAATTTGCATAACTCATAACTTTGCTGTGCATATAGATGAAGCCAGACCTCTTGAAAAATCTGTCCAAATAATTCTTTTTCTCGGAGATGGATAGCCTCCAAGAGCATGACTGTCTTACTAGTCTCACCCTCTATATACTCATCGCCTTTAAGACAATCAAGTATTGCATTCTTCTTCTTAAGAATTAAGAGCGATTTGTTTTCAACTACTCCAGATCCTTCATTGACAGTAGACATGCCAGAGTCTTGATCACTATGCTTCCCATTGCTGCGTTGGTCAACGTAGGCTTGGTCACCACTCCGATTGTATTTTTCAACACCAAATAAGGAATTTATATTCTTGTAATAAAACATGGCATCTGAAGCACCATATCTTTTATAAGGATCAGGATATTTGATGCTATTCGCTGAAATATACATTGAATCCATTTTATTAAATGTATTTTTCATATGCTCCTCACTCACTTATCAGTATAACGCTTAACTTCTTGATGTAAAAGACTGTTTTGCTCAAAAAGCTCCTGTAATACTGACGTGCAATTTTCAAGATCGAAACGAAGATTCACATTTTCGGGTACTGTATTAGTATCCATTTCAAAACTAATACAATCAATTCCAGTAGAAAAAGGATTAAAAGCAACTACATTGCTAATAGGTAAATTAAACAATCCACGACGAATGTTACTAATGCTGTTTATAATTTCGCTATGCTGATCCAAATTTTTTTTAATAGCAATTCGACTATCCCACTCAAATGGTTCTACAGAATGATAGGTGAATATTTTCTCATATAATTCTTTGTAATATTCAGGTGAACTCTGAAACACCTTATTTTGAATATATGCTAATCTATTAGCTTTTTTTGATGGGAAAATTGATTTCAGGTCTTTAAGAATACTAATGCTGCGCTCAGCAAAAATACTATTATCTAAGTTAATACCACTTATTGCTATAAGTCCGCTTGGGAATTCTATGCGATATGATTGGGAAGGTTCCATCATAGTCACTACTTGTTTTTGCTCCCCAGTCATGGCGTTTATTTCTTGGCCAAAGGTAGGGATTAAACCATACTTACCTAAAACATCTAATAATCCCTTTATTAAGTGCGGCGTTGCAGAAACATCACTGTTGTCTGTAAAAAAATTAATCTGTTGAAAATCAAAAACTTTGTTCATTTTAATGTCCGTTATAGTAATTTCCACATTTTAAGAAAGTATAAAAAAACCTAGCTTTTTTAGCAAACTATTATCAATAATTTTCTTTAGACGTTTTGCGTTCAAAATCAGCCTAGTAGATTTGCAGATATTTGCCCGCCTTATGGGATAACTTTTCTTTAAAACTTCCATTCAAGTCTAAGCAACAAGATTGCAGGTCGTAATTTCTTCACCATTGACAGAATAATTGGTGGCAAATCCGTTTATCAAACGAAGCAATGGCCCCTCTGCAGTTCCGTAGCAAAACTCTCAACTCCAAACTCGTCCTTTAGTCATATCAGCGTTGCTGTCTGGGATCTCAATGCTTTCAACAAGGGCGTACATGTCAATGTCAGTCCTCAAAACTTCGTATTCAGTATCCCCTGCATCATTAACGAGCTCATAGCCCCTCATCAATCACCTTCACAGCACCAGCCATTGCGTAACCGAGATTACTACCGTCGCTTTGTACTGCTGCTTTGCTGAGTGTTTCGTGTATCTGGCGCAGGCGATCGAGTGATACAGGACCGTTCGCCGGGTGGTTGTTAGTTGTCATGCTGCATACTCCTGTTTAATTCCCATGCGCTGGCATGCGGTTTGGAAAATTGTGGCGTCTTTCTCAATGCCGATAAAATTTCGCCCAGTCTGCTGGCAGGCAACACCCGCGGTACCACTACCCATTGTGAAATCCAGTACCGTATCACCAGGATTGCTGTACGTTTCGATAAGATACTGAACCAGTGCCAGTGGCTTCTGAGTCGGATGATAGTTTCCCGTTTGTTTGTCGCTCGAGAAGAACTGAACATCTCTCGGATACCGCTGAGTTGAATCGTATTCTGTCAGCGACAGAGCCTTACCGTAGCACTCTGAATTGACGGTCTTTCTCTTACTAGTCTTGCGTGTGTGGCCATCGGTCATCTGCGGGTTGTAGGTCGGCTGGCGGCGGTAAAAAACCTCGATATTTTCATGTGCGCGAAGCGGCTGCTTTTTGGCATTCAGAAATCCCGTGGCGTTTCCCTTTTCCCACACCCATTCCGCACGCCAGTCTCGTAAGTTGCTGGCAACCAACACGCTGGTAAAAGGCTGAGCGGAAAACAGCACGATAGCCGCTGTTGGATTGGCTATGCGGTAGAGTTGCTGCCACATAACCTGCAGGTCTAGCACCGAATCCCAGCGGCACTGGGTAGTGCCGTAGGGAATATCAGCGCAAACCAGATCAACGGTACCGTCTTCAAGTTGTGGGAAGACGTCGAAACAGTCGGCATTGCGAAGAGTTACTTCTGCCATCTCACTCACCCTTCACGCCAATGCCAGCGGCGCGGATTGCGTCGGCGCATTCTTCCAGTGCAAAGTTATATTTATCAGAAACTAGCCCGTAACCTTTCGGGTACGGCGTCGGCAGCGTCACGGTCCGCGCCTCCAGTTCTGCTATGCGCTTCTCTGCGGCATCCAGCTCATCCAGCAGCGCCAGCACGGTGGCAGGGTTAGCTGCGGCGATGAATTCAGCGTTGCGTTTGGCTGTCTCATCCCAAGCTATGTGGTAATCGTGATCCCACTCTTCGTGAATGCATGAAGCGGTCGAGTTGGTCATATCGAGCAATGACTCGCTACCGACGTAAACCGCGTATGAGTGGTATCCAGACGCTCTGTCTTCACCATCGCCGTATTCGCCGTCAGTTTCGACAACATCAGACCACCACTCTCCGCCGGTGGCTTTCTCTGCCACTTCACGCAGCGCCTGTTTGTTGAGTGCTGTCATTGGGCTGTCAGTCATTCCAGGCCTCCAGCTCATTCTGAATCTCTTCTTCGATTTCTTCGTTTGTTGCATCTTCATTCAGATAATCGCTCGCCTCTTTGAAATACTTATCGCGGCGCTCGTCATACCAGGTGGAGAACTCGGGCGACCATGCGAGGGCATGTCCGAAAAAATCGACTCTGGCGTTATCTTCTGCCAGACGTTCAATCATGCTGTATGCTGTGATCAAACCGCATTCACGGATATACCCGCGTAAGTCACGTTTGCGCCAGTACGGACTGTGTTTCGAGTCGCAGCGACCTTTAAACTCAACAGTCCAGCGGCGGATGCAGCGTGCGTTAAGTGATTTGCTCATTTCGATGCTCCCTGATTAACTTCTTCGACCAGTTCAATCCACTGTGGCGCCAGCTTTTTTTCTGCCTGCGCGCGGCTGCCCGCTGGACCGTTCAAATTCACACGGTAATGGTCATACGGGCATTTTAATCCGCCCCATACCCACCCCATATGGTTGGGCTTCAGTGCGTATTCCGGCATGTTCCCGCACTCCGGACAGCGTGGTAATTCAGACTGTTTCATTGCGCCAGCTCCTGCATCAGCGCGCCATGTTTGCGAATGCTGCGAACGGCTTCACGGAGTTTTTCCAGGTTGGCCAGCTTCGCTTTCGTGCGGCGAATTTCACTTGAGATACCGCGTACCGTTGGGATCAGCAGATCATCAGGACGACTGACGAAAGCGGGGATTTCCTCGACAATTTCAGTGACGGATTTTTCTGGTACCGGTGGAGTTGATATCTCCGGTTCCCGTTGTGCAGAGTTTTTGTTTTTCACTGGTCCAGCAGCCGGCACCGAATAAACAAACTTACTGCCAACTTTTTCGCGGATGATTCGCCCTTTTGTCATGTGGTGAGTCAGCATTGGCGCCACACGTTTGGATTCAATACCTGCCAGTGTTGCCAGCTCCAGAGATGTCTGTGGTCCATGTTCCGCCAGTAATGCGATGACGTCACTAACAGATACACTTACCGGCGCTTTGCTGACAGAACTGATCACTTCAGGCTGTGATTTAACTTCCCCGATAGAAACTTTCCAGTACCCGTTAACCTGAATAACCTCGTTACGTTCTTCGTGTTCACGCAGCATCCCGATCACCGCCGCAGGCTCAATTTTCATACGTGCCGCAATTTCACGGGCAGTCGCTTTTTCCATCGCTTTCAGTACGTCTAAAATGGTTTCCATAAAATTCTCCAGGTTAAATTAAGCCAGCCGCTTTACGGCGTTTGTATTCTTCAAGCAGCTGCTGCGCGGGTGTCGGTCCTGCCGGATG